TTTTAAATCTAGAATTTCACTTTGCCTGACATGATTTATGTAACCTCTATCTCTGCTGACTGATAACCTATAATCCCTATACTCACTATGACCCATTGTCATAATATAGTCCCAATCAGAGTCAGATAGTTCTTCTTGTTTTCCTAACCTTTCTGCTTCGTTCATATTATTCCTTAATGCTACGATACGAATACGAGTGTTAATCGTATCTTTTTAATCATCACTTACTACCCATAGCAATTGAATTTCTCATAGATTCTTCATAACCTGATTTGTATTCTTCATACCACACTTGGTCTAGTGGTCTTGTAAGTTTTTGTGGTTGTTCGTTGCGTTCGGCATCTAACCACCCGCATTGGTAGAAACGATTTTTAGTTCTAAGATATGTGTCACGTTCTGTTTTAATTACGACATTCATTATATACTCCTATTTATTCAATCAATACTTATATTATACCCTATCCATGTCACAATAGCAACTAATTAATCACCTTTATAATAGGGTTATTATAGACGTAAAAAAAGGCAGAATTAACTGCCTTTCATTTGGTTTAACTAAACATTAAAATGCTACGTTAATCTTACCAGAAAAAACTGCATCAGCATTTTCAGTCTTATCATAACCGAAAGTCCAAACACCACGTTCCAATTCAGCAACATAAGTATCTAGTTCATTCTTAGTGATATACTTACCAGTAACAGTACCAAAAGTAGTATCAGTTGAAACAACTACACCTTTAACAGTCTTACCGTTAGTAGCATCAGAGATGTCACCAAGTAAACCGTCGTCTTGAGTTACAGCAGATGCATCATTAATATCCATCATCGCAGCAGTTACACTCAAACCACCAACAGTAGATGAGATTGAACCAGCAGTATTAGTACCAGTTGTAGTCTTTTGACGTTCAACAGCAACACCCATACCAGCAACATCTACTGAAGCAGAGATGAAACGGTCAGAGTTAGTAGCATTTTGAATATTCAATGCAACACCAGCAAGTGTTAGAGAAACATCTGCAGTTGCTTTAGATGCACCTGATACTTGACCAACTGTTAAACCAGCACCCATTGCATCAAACCCAACTTCAAATTGATTAGTTGCAGCAGAAGTTGTTTGTAATAAACCACCACCATTTTGACCTTCATAACTACCACCCTTAAATGAGATACCTTCAATTGAAGACTCTACAAATACTTGAGTTGACTTAACAGTTGAACCACCAGTTAAGTTTTCAAACGTAGCAGTAACAGAAGTACCAGTATCGTTTGTACCAATCATAGTAATATCTAGGTCTTGTGCATAAGTAGCAGCACCTGGATTACCGTCAGTGAAAGTGCCTTCATACTCACCAGTTAAAAAGAATCCTGCAGAAGCAGTTGTTGAAATTGTAGTTGCGGCAATTATTGCCATTAAATTTTTGTTCATCATAGTTTCCTATATTATATTAAAAGATATTTTTACAGAGGTTTGTTTCCTCATAACAATAACATTAACGTATTATTATATCGTTATTTAGTATTGTCATTACCTCTATTATACTCTAAATAGGAAGGAAAGTAAAGTTTTTACCGTTTTTTATACGTTCCGTATCTTTTACACTACTTTTTAGAAGTTGGAGGAGATCCTCTCTTCCCATATTCCACACAATGAATAACAAGTCTCATCGGTGGCCAAACAGGACAACCACCCTTATAAGCATGCAAACAAGTTTCGCATAAGTCTTTAGTTGTATCTACAAATTTAATTTCCTTGACCATGGTATTTTTTATATGAATTTACTTTACTCTTATTCATAGATGATGTTTTGATTTTACCTCTACCGATACTTGTTCTTTTTGGTTTCCTATAAGCATTCTTTGCCATTTATCTACTGTCCTTTGTTAAATTAATATACCATTTATACCACTTACGGTATAATTCTTTTTTCTTTTCTTTATCATCGTGCTTAACTGCATCATATGTAAAGTCTAAGTCATTCATCTTACCTTTAATTACTGCACCCTGATAATCACATCTACCAAAGGCAACTACACTAGCATCGTGTAACATTGCTTCTTGACCAACACCAGAATTGATAACATACGTTGCTTCTGCTTTAGGGATAGCATCGTGAATAGATATGTCAGTTGCATATGCTACGTTTTTGTATTGTTTGATAATATCAACTAAAGGTTCCATTGACGCAAGGTTTACTGGATGTCCTTTGAATAATACCATAGGGTTATCTTCACTAGAGTCTGCCCACTCACATAACTTTTCAACAAACTCAGCACAACTGACATCTGAGTGCCATAGTAATGTTTCATCGTGAGGTAGTTGTAGTGGAGCAAAGATAAACGGTTTAGGGATATCTAAATTCATAGAGGGTGGTTGAGCAAATTTAGATCCACCTGACTTAACATATTCTGCTAACTTATTAAATGATGTACCACAAGTTTCAATCTCAGAAGGTTTAAACGTGTCAACGTATTCTGCACCGCCTGCCCAACCTAACTTATCTACCGTGAATAACCAAGGGAATACAGTCTGCATATAATACAGTGTATTATCATTACCTTTGAAGTTATGCTTTTCCATATGAGGAACGTACATAGTACACTCATCACTAAAGTAATTCTGAATAGTATTGTTAAATGTCCATCTAGGCATCTCAACAATTAACGTAGTGCCTTTGATAAACTCAGTAAGAATGTTATTCCAATGAGTTCTGATTTCAGGTATTTCACCTTTACCAGCAACCTCAAGACCAAACTTCTTGAATGGAATATCTAGTCTTGGTTTAAGTATAACCGTGTCAAATGTATTAAGTGTTTCTAGTCTGTAATTGTACGAATCCTTTTGCTTAACGTAGGTTGGGTTGGCATATTTCCTTGGACCTTTACCAGTCCAAATAGTTGTGCCTTCAATAAACTCCCAGTCCATAAATTGACTGTCGAAGTAATGTACATCCTCTTTAGGTAAAATACCTAATACTCTAGATAAAGCAATTTGGTCAGCAAACCATTTCAGTTCCATCTTACTCATTACCTCAGCAACTTCTTGAGCAACACTCATAGCACTCTTATCATAAAATACTGCACCTGCAGCAACACGAGTTCCTTCCTGCTCCCAACCTTGAGTTCCTGGCAATGGTTCTCTTGGGAAATATCCAACTGACTTAGTAGGGAAGTCAAACTCATTCATTATAACACCATCAATGTCAAGGATTAGAATTTGACCTGCTGTCTTAAGAATATGAGGTGCTACTAAGAATCTTAAACAAGCATAGTAGGTTCTCATCATATCATCATTACCATTGAATGGTGGATGAAACATTTCCATATCATTAAACGAGACAGTAAGTCTTGCCATTTTAGTAGTAGCAGATAATACACCTGCTAGTGATAATACTTCTGGGGTTGGATTAACTACATGGATATGTACATCGTGATTGGCATCGTCAGCAGAATAAACAAATGCTGGACCATGCTCTATGAAATAAGCACTGTCACATGCTGCAAATACTACTGGACTTGTTGGTAATTCTCCGTACATTAACCTTTACTCCTATCAATAAAACCTTCTGCAATATCACGTGTCATTCGTAATACTTCGTCAGTAGGTTTACCGTTATTAAATATATCAATTATTAAATTAATTCTCTCCCCACTTCCTTCTGGATATAATATTCTGTGTTGGGTTTCTGGATTGATAAATTCATACACATTACCAGTTTCCCAAGTATATATCTCCTCATTCTCTATCTCAAATTTTGCTGTATCTTCTGTTTGTAATACAACATGGTATCTTCTAAAACCTAAATGTGTAGGATAAGGTTCATTATGAAATATACCAACCATTCCTGGAGTGATACTTGAGAATGTTGCTAATGATAAAAATATATTTTCTGGTAGATTTTTTACAATACCTTTCAGAGTAGGATATTGTTCTAGATTACCCTTAGCATCAACCAAACTCCATAACGGATGCATGATTGGATTAAAAGATTCAACCTTACCCAACGATTGGTTATATTCGTTTAGTATTTCTTCACTCTTATCAGAAAACTTATTTAACCAGTCAATGTTTACAATATTTAATGGCATTATTGTCCTTTTGTTACATCAAAACCGTTAGAAGCAGTATAACCACTTTGCGATTCTTTTTCATAATTAACTATATCATCTAAGTCATAATAATCATTGACTAACATACCCGACTCTAGTGCTTTATAATAATACTTATCGAATAATTCTTGTACATCCTTTCTACGATGTTCTCTAAACTCACCATCAAACCAATGCTTTCTATTCTCGATTTTTAATCTAGGAACAGCATATTTTGCGTGAGGTTGTGTTGACATGTCTGTGTAGTGTAAAATATTAATATCTTCCAACTTATCATCCTCGCCATCAAAGTTATTCCATTGACGGTCAAACGATTGTTGAAGGTGAGGATGTTGTTGTATCATAGAGAATAGTTGTTGGTGAGCATTAGGTGTATTTCTAATTTCTTCAATAGGTGGTAATACTTGACCTGCTCTACGACATTCCCATTTAGCAACACAAGTTCTCCAGTCACCTTTCATTTGGATAATCGCACCATCTTTCCAAGGTTCATTCCATAGTTTAGCAAGGTCTTCAAGGATAATCATATCACTATCCATATAGATTGCTTGTCCTTGATATCCGCATGCTGCAGGGATTCCCCATCTAAAACCACTAAACGGTGTTGCCCATAAGTTTGATTTCCAACCATACCAGAAGTTCATCGGGTTGTTTGTATGTTTCATCCATACAATATCAATTGGCATACTTGAATGTTTCCTAGCAGTATATTCTAATACCATTTGACTTTCAGCATCATCACCATTCGGGTCAACCCCTACAAATAATTTAATCCTTTCTTCTTTCATATAACATTCCTGTGCGTTGAATAAATGGTTTCTTCATTTCACTAGCATTTCTGATATATTCAGACTCTAGTGGAAGATAATCAAACCCATTCTTATCAAATACTTCATTCCAATAATCTCTATCTCTGCAATTGACATGGTGGTGTCCTGGTGCTCCAGGAGGTGCAGCAGTACAAATTACATATTTACATTTTCTGAAGATTGACATATAACTTTCTTGGTATTCTTCATCGACATGTTCAAGGAATTCTACACTCCATGCTAAGTCAAACTCCTTATCAATTTCAGGTGCACCATTAGTAAAGTCGTGACACAAAACATCAACACCTCTTTCTTCCCATAAAGGTATTAAAGAAAAATCACCATCAACACCACATGCATCAATACCATTTTCAGTTGCTAATTTTATCATTGCACCTGGACCACAACCAACGTCTATCATAGTTTTTATATTATGTCTAAATCTCAAGTATTCTAAAGTTTTTAAATCTGTGTGAGTTTGATTACAATGCCCGCCTAAATGTTTTGGTAATTCTTTCATCTATCTCCTATTGTGTCACTATTACGGTCGCACCTTGGAACCAGTTTCTTGATACTGGGACAACCTTACGTTCAAACTTTTCCAACCATTCGTTTAATGCTTTCCACTCATGCTGTTCCCAAGTTGTGTACATTACTCTATTCGTCTTACCTTTAGGAGATGCTTCATTGAATACATATCTCCAACAACTCAACTCATCAAATTTGATAATAGTTCCAGGAACAATCAAATGATTAAGACTGTCTAGAACTGTTACTGTTGATGAATAAATGTCACAATCTACGTGTAGATATCCAATGTCAGTTTTATTATGTTCACTGTCTAGGAAGTCAGGGATAGTTTTATCAAACCAACCTTTCCATAGTTTAACGTTCTTCTCAACCATAGGCACTGAACCTTGACAATCAAATGATTTCTTATCCACGTTCTTTTGACCCATGTTCCAGTCTTCAGGTAAACCTTCAAACGAATCAAATCCGTGGAATTGTAGGTCTGGTCTATTCTCAGCAATGGCATTAATAGTTGTGCCACTGAACACACCAAATTCTAAATTTAGTTTATCCTTTGCTAAATACTGCGATATGTCTTTAATTTCTCTAAGTCTGACACCATTAGTATCTGTATCCCCTGATTGAAATTTAAACTTCTTTATATTATCAAATTCTTTTATATTCATCATTTTATTATACTTTACTTTACCTTGTTTGTCAAATTATATTCTTCATTTATTACCCTATCATCTATGATGTGTTGGGGTTTCTTGTGCCACTTACCGTTGATATTATCGTTTAGGAATTGGTCACTCTCAAGAACATCGTGAACGAATTGCATCTTAGTTTCTTGATAGTTACAATCACCACGAGTCTTGTGTAAGGATAGTATAGTCCGTTTAAAGCACTCCTTACCCAGTTTCTTTACAAGTTCCTTAAGATAGATACTTGAACCATAATAACCCTTCCAATCAGACTCAGTACGTTGTCGACGAGTCTTTCCCTTGACTTTACGGATTGAGTGAAAGTATTTGCGTCCGATGTACAATTTACCGTCAGGTGTTTCGATTACATACACAAACCCTTGAGCATTACCTATGTCGTCAGTATCAAAATCCTTCCCATTAAATTGCCACTTGTTACTATATTCCTTTTTCTTCTTCGGCAAAGTTTTCCTCATAAAAGTCTTTATACTTATTATCGAAACATGCTTCATCATTCACTTCAGATAAGTCTATGTCATATGAGCAGAATGGGCAGTACATCGGTTCTGCTCCCTCAATTAATTCTTGTTCAAATGCTACTGTAAACTCATTACCGCACGAATCGCAATTTAATTCGTAAGTTACCTCTGCCATCTATTTCTCCTCATATGCTTGTTGCCATGTGCCAGTCAATCCTGCCACTTCGTATTCTGTTACTCTTCCTTCAAAGAAGTTCGTATGGTCAGCACCATTCAAAATCCATTCCAACCACGGTAAAGGGTTGTCTTTAACTTTGAAGTTTGGTTTTAGTCCCAACTGTAACAAACGTCTATCAGTTATATATCTAATGTACTGTTTAACTTCATCAGCATTCAATCCTTCAATCTTACCAGTTTCATATGCTAAGTCGATAAACTTATCTTCTAACTTTACTGATTGCTTTGCCATTTTATAAATTTCTGATTTGAATTCATCGTCAACAATTCTGGAATGTTCGTTACAGAATGCTTTGAATAATCTAGCATTACCTTCAACGTGCATTGACTCATCTCTAATACTCCACTCTACAATCTTCCCCATTCCTTTCATCTTACCAAAACGTTGAAAGTTAAGTAACATAACAAACGATGCGAATAAACTAACACCTTCGTTGAATACCATTTTTGCTAAAGCAAGTCCAGTACCAGTTAATGTATTAGAATCATTCTCCATCATAAAATTAACCTTATCATTCATCTCTTTATATTCAAGAAATGCATGGTATTCAGAATCAGGAAGTCCTAACGTTTCATTAAGCAATGCATAAGCACGTTGATGAATTCCTTCCCTTGCGGCGAATGAACCTAGCATATTTCTAACTTCATTGTTCTTAAACTTAGGGATGAATACGTCATAGTAGTTTTGGCCAACTGCCACATCAGATTGCGTAAACAATCTAAGGATGTTTGTGATGTATTCCTTTTCAGTTTTTGTAATCTTATTGCCTTTCCAATCCGATACGTCTTCAGATAAGTCTACTTCATCTTCAATCCAGTGCATTGACTCATGCTTAGTTGTTAGTTCAACTGCCCAAGGATAGTAGAATGGTTTATAGGTTTCACTAAACTCCATTAATCCACCACCAGTTTTCTTAACAATGGTGTCGGCAACTTCCATTAAATTGTCATATGTTCCGATTAACTTATCATCAATAAAGATTTGAGGAACACTTCTAGCACCTGGAACCTTTTGAAACATTGCTAACATTTGGTCTTCAGTGTACAATACGTTTTCGGTAAACGTAAAACCGTGTCTTACAAACCAATCTTTCGCCTTCGTACAAAATGGGCAATTTGGTTTTGAGTATATAACTACATTCATAATTTATCCTTGGCAACTGACACACTCATCCTGTGTCATTACAATTTCACTGTGGTCTTTCAAACGATCTCTCTCAATTTTTTCTGCTACGTTTTCTGCTCTATTACTTGCTTCAGTTCTAAGGTAGTATAATCCCTTACAACCATATTTCCAAGCATCATAATGTACTGTGTGAAGATATGCCTTTGTTGCACCAGCAGGGAAAAAGATATTTAAACTCTGTCCTTGACATAAGTATTTTTGCCTAGCACCACCATGTCGAATAACCCAATCTTGGTCAATCTCAATAGCAGTCTTAAATACATTTTTTGTATGTTCATCCAACCAATCGAAGTGTTGAACAGATCCACCAGAAGTAATAATGCTTGACCAAGTGTCATCATCATTCTTCTTTAACTTCTTCAATACCTTAATCAAATGTTCGTTACGTGTTAAATGCGAACCAACTCTAGTTCTAGAAGTAAACGCATTTGCTTTCCAAGGTTCAATACTTGGAGAAGTTCCACCAATCAAACTTGAATTGGCATTTGGAGCAATAGCAAGTAAGTGTGCGTTACGTCTACCTGTTCCTACCATATCTGGTGCTTCACCCCTTTCCTTACCCATCACCAATGATTCGGCAATTGATTTCTTTTGAATGCTCCTAAAAATTCTAATGTTCAATGCTAAAGCATCCCTTGACTCAAACGCAATATTATGTTTCTGGAGGTATGAATGGAAACCCATAGCACCCAATCCTAAACTACGTTCCATTTCTGCTGAGTATCTTGCCTTACTAATTTCGTCACCAGCATTATCAATAAAGAATTGTAACACATTATCTAAGAAACGTGTTAAGTCTGCAACCATAGTAGTATCTTTCCATTCATCATACTTTTCTAAATTCACCGATGATAAACAACAAACTGCTGTACGTTCTTCGTTAGTAGGTAAATGAATTTCATTACAAAGGTTACTCCCGTGAATTTTCAGACCAAGTTTCTTTTGTGCTTCTGGCAATGCTCTGTTGGCAGTATCAATAAAGTTTAGGTATGGTTCGCCAGTTCTGTATCTAGTTTCAAGAATGGTTTCCCACAACTTACGAGCAGAAACTATTTCTCTAATCTCATCTTCATTAGGATCTTTAAGTTCCCAATCCAAATCAACCTCAACTGCTTCCATAAACTCATCAGATAAATTGACTGCATGATGAAGATTTAAATTCTTACGATTAACATCACCAGTAGGAATTCTCATATTGATAAACTCTAAGATATCTGGATGACTAATATCCATATAAGAAGCATATGAACCTTTACGAGTTCTGCCTTGACGGTATGCTGTCATATCAGAATCAACTGTATGCATAAAAGGAATTGGACCTGGTGCAATGTCAGATACAGAACGGATGTCTGACCAATGACCACCGACTCCACCACCTTTAACAGACAACCATCTTAACTCCGATGAATGTTCAATTAACCCTTCGAGCGAGTCTGGTACATATGTGAGGAAACAACTAATCGGTAATGACTTTACCTTATCTCCAGGCATCGGTGCGTTACTGAGAATTGGACTACTGAACATAAACCAACCTTTAGATACTGCATCGTAAATACGTTGGGCAAGTTTCATATCACCGTAACAGTATGCTACTGATGCTCTTGCGAATGCATGTTGAGGGGATTTCTCACCATCATGACAATAATAATCTTTTAATAACTTCTTTGCTTGCTTTGATAGTTTTCTATCTTTTTGTGTGTCTACTTCTATACCCAAATAATTAGACATAATTAACTCCTATAAATCAGACGATAATGGGAAAATTGTAGAGATGACTTTAGCACACTCTACGGCAATATCCATATGTTCTTTTTGTGTTCCATTAGCACTTCTTAACTGGATGTAGTGGATCCAACTTCTGATCGTGCCATTCATATACATTCTACTTTTAGTCAATCCTTCTGGTAATACTACCCTTGCCTGCTCTTTTGCTATACCATTTTTAATAGCAAATTGATAAGCACTGTCGGCAACTGCTATTACCTTTTCTTGGTACATTTGCCATTCCCTTTCTAATTCAACATCAGTATTTTCAACAGAGTTTTGACGATTAGTAGTATCTTGTAGTCTAGCTTCCCTAGTAGTGAAATCTAAGTCTTGTGTTGGATCTGCATAACGTTGACTAAACTCTTGGAATGAGAATGAACGGTGACGTAAGATTTGGCGAGCAATATCCCTTGTCGTTTCAATCTCTAAACAAGCACTTACCATTTCTAAAGGTGACCAATGAGCATGCTTAATCAAATACTTGATAAGTTTTTCACTCGTTTCCTTATTGATTTGATTTGAGGGGTTTGATACTTTAGCACAGAATGCTACTAACTCTTGTACATCATCTACTTCATCCGCAACCATATCTGACGTTGGTTGACTATAACTAACTAACTTCACTTTCATTTTATATTTTTCTCCATTCGCTTAGTCGGGTTTTCGCACCCAACCCATTAAATACATTATTACTTATAATACTTTGAATCTCTTCAACCTCACGTCCAGCGAGTACCATATCGTTAATGTCTTTTTCTTCTATGTAATCCGGAAAGATTGCAACATTATATCCTGTGTTGATTCGTTTCTCTATCAGTCCTACAATTTCTTTGTTTCTAGGTTCGTTGTCGAATACAAATACTATGTCCTCGGTTCCAATTTTACCAATACTTTCGTTGCTTATTCCCGACCCTGCCATCGCACATGCGTTATCTAGGAACAAACTATCAATCGGACCTTCAACTATGTAGACTGGTTTAGTTCTATCAATAGTATCTAGTCCAAATATTTTTGGTGCTTCTTCATTCACCTTTACAGTTATGTATCTCAAGTCAGTCTTACCGAATGCTCTGCCTTGGAAGGCAATCAACTCACCATTAGCATCCACGAATGGGATGATTAATCTTGGTTCATCTTTCTTTATATCACCGTATTTAGTAGGTGCGAATTTCTTAGCAAACTCATAGAACTTAGGTGCGAAATATAATTTGTAGTGTGTTGCTTTAGGGATTTGACGTTTCTCAACCCACAGTTTAGCAGGATGGTCTGGTCTTAATTGAGATATTTTTTTGAGATCTTTGAGAGCAGTCTTTTGATATGCAGGTTTCTTCTTAAATCTTAGTGAGGTGTCTGTCTTTGCTGAAACTTCTTTAGGTTTATTTTTGTCACCGAATTTCTCTAATACATACTGCTTATGTAATTGAGGATTGACATGCTTTATTAAGTTTGGAAGTGATGCACCTTGACCACAATTGTGGCACTTAAAAATGTAGTTGCCTTCGACCTGGAATACATATCCACGTGCTTTATTTTTATTTGTTTGGGAATCTCCGCAATAGGGACATCGGAAGTTGTAAAGGGTATCACCCTTCTTTTTGAATTGTTCTAACTGACTTGATAGTAGATTGAGGAATTTGGTATCATTATAGTCAGAGTGCATTACTCTATTATACTATACTTCACCCCAAAAGTAAAGTTCAAAACTATCTTTATTTCAAATCAACGGCAGGTTTTGGTTTTTGAATCTGATGGTCGAATGCATACTTACGTTTAATATCATGAAGCATTGTCTGGATGTTCCGGTTATCTATTGATATCTCTGTAAGTTTTAACATAACCTCTTGGTGCTTCTCTGGCCATCCAACTCTAAATGCAGTATTCTCTGCGACATCATTATACATATTTTCCTGACCTGCTGATATCTGTGATGCCCACCATACAGAAGCAACCGTTTGAGTAAATATAGCAAATATAATACCAACTGCTGAGTTCTTTAACCAGTTAGGCAATTCAGATCTTGTTTCTCTCAAGTGTAGAATATCTTGTCTAATGCTTGCTTGACATGCGGACATGTCTTTCTTTAGTAATTCTAAATCAGTTTCTACACTATTGATTCTATTTTCCATCAGTCGTCTTTACATTCACACGGTGGTGTCTGTACCATTTGTTGCATCATTTGTTGTGGCATATTCATCCACTGTTGAAAGAATGCGTATGTTGAAGTAGTTATAACTACTCCTAGTAAAAATACCAGTAAACATTTTCTATTCATACGATTTCCTTACAGTCCTAGTGCCTTGAAGAAGTCTTTACGTTCTTTAATCTTTCTACGTTTGCTTTGTGCTGTAATGAATCTTCTCATAAACTCACGAACTTCTTTCTTGCGTCCATCTAGTTTCCAAGTTGCTTGGTCTGATCCAGTACCAACGACTGCAGAACCTGTTGCATTTGCTGGAGAATCTTCCATTAACTCATTAAGTTTCTTAGTTGTAGTTTCGTCTAACATTTTCATTTCCTTATAAAGTCCTTCTGCTAATTCAGTTTGAGTATATTCCTTCTCATTGGCGCATTCTTTCATTAAGAATAATGCTGCACCGAAAGAACCAAGTCTAGTTTTACCACCAGGAAGTTTTTCTAATAAACGTTTAAGGTTGAATACTAATCTATCATAATAACCAAGAGCATTATGCTCTTCAGTAGTTTCTGCTTTCTTTAATGATTTACCATTCTTATCAATAAGACCAACTTTAAAAGCATCGGTCTTATCCCAAGGTGTTGACAGTCTTTTTACAAACTGATACACTAAAAATAAATCCATTGCCTTTGCCATTTAAATCTTCCTTAATATTTTTATGATGCCATCATCCAATGGGATCTCGTTGTCTAATACACGTTCACCCTTAATCAAACCAAGTTCGACTGGGTAGTAATTCAAAAACATTAAAAAAGGTTTCAAGTAGTCCAAATGGTCTTCAAGTTTAAGGAATAGAATTCTCGTCATTCCTCTTGCTTCAAACATATTATATAATACAAGGAAGTGATTTAAAATTAGTCTTTCTTTCAAATCACCAGATTCTCTAT